GTGTTATCGATGGTCAGTGGTCACCCGTTGTCGAAATATTAAAAACCCGGTTCAACGGTTGTTTAATTGAGGTCAGTTATTCGTAAAAAGGTTTACATATTGTCGGTAGATATACCGGTGATGAGCCCGATCACGGTTGTAAAAATATTCCACTCGGCTTGGAGTTATACACATCGGGTCGTTTTATGGCGTTGGGTGATATGTCAACCGCCATTGGTGACGCGTCACTAAATGCACATGATAAATTATTAACCACCATTGTTGAGTATTATCCATTTGATCCAAGCGCTGGACCAACCGCCACCGAGTGGACCACAACGCATGATACCACCAGTAACCCAATCACTGATGATGACGCATTAATCGCCAAAGCGATGAAAACTCAATCGGCCTCGTCGGTGTTTGGCGGCGAAGGTAAGGCAACATTCAAAGATTTATGGACCAAGAACGAAGAGGTATTCTGTGAAGCATATCCCGACGATATGCGAGGTTGGGATCGCTCGGGCGCCGATGCCGCATTAGCACAACATCTATCATTTTGGTGTGGAGGGAATTGTGAACGTATTGAAACACTGATGAGAAAATCGGCACTGGTTCGTGACAAATGGGATTACCACAAAACATACCTTGGTAAACTCACCATTTGTAACGCCGTCGGTCGTTCATCAACATATTACAGTGTTGGCGCACCAATTGAAGTTTTACCCGACACCGCAAAACCTGAATTACGTGATGGGTATCAATTTATGGGCGCCACTCAGATGATGGAATATTTCGCCAACTGTGTTTATATCTGTGATATCCACCGGGTATGGTGTCCCAATGGTTCACTATTAAAATCTGAGCAATTTAACGCGATGTACGGGGGCTATGTTTTCGCCATGGATGCATCAAACGATAAGACAACGAAAAAAGCATTCGAAGCGTTCACCGAATCACAATGTGTCAATTTTCCCAAAGCCGATGGTATGACATTCAAGCCACAAATCGACACTGGTGCCATTATTACACTTGAGCAACAACGATTGGTTAACACCTATGTACCGATTGATATCGATATTAAACCGGGTGATGTTACCCCTTTTCTTAAACATTTAGCACTATTATTACCCGATGAACACGACCGGGCGATATTACTTTCGTATATGTCAGCCTGTATTCAGCATAAGGGTTACAAAATCCAATGGACTCCACTGATTCAAGGCGTCGAGGGTAACGGTAAAACATTATTCACTCGCTGTGTTGCATATGCCGTCGGTCGACGTTACACCCATATGCCCAAAGCAAGTGACCTAGATAATAAATTTAACGGTTGGATGGTGAATAAATTATTTTATGGTATCGAGGACATTTACGTCGCGGGTCATAAGAGCGAAATACTTGAAACATTGAAACCGATGATCACTGGCGGCGATGGTTTAGAAATACAGGGCAAAGGCGCCGATCAGGTGACCCGTGATATTTGTGGCAATTTCATGATGAATAGTAATCACAAGGATGCCGTACGTAAAACGCAAAACGACCGACGATTCTGTGTATTTTATACCGCACAACAAGAAGAAATCGATTTAAAACGCGATGGTATGGATGGTGATTATTTCCCTGATTTATATAATTGGTTAAAGGGTGGCGGTTATTCGCATGTGGCACATTATTTATCAACCTATGCGATACCCGTTGAGCTAAACCCCACCACTAAGTGTCAACGTGCGCCTGAAACATCATCAACCCGTGAAGCAATTGAGTTATCAATGGGCGGTATTGAACAAGAAATATTAGAGGCTATTGAGGAAGGTCAGCCAGGTTTTGCAAACGGTTGGGCGTCATCTTTTGCCATCGATATATTAATTGATAAAATGCGTATCAGAATTCCCCGTCGTAAACGTCGTGATATAATGCGTTCACTGGGCTACGATTGGCACCCGGCATTATTACACGGTCGAGTCAATCACGCCATTGCGTTCACTGGTAGTGATAAAGCCGGTAAACCACGAATATACATTAAACAAGGGCATATTCATCAAAACTTAGAATCACCCGCAGAAGTGGCCCGTTACTATTGTACGGCCCAGGGTGATCCGATTGCTAATGCTGGAAATAAGGGGATTAATCATGGCTCATGATAAAATACGTTACGGTGACGAATATCAATGTGCAAAATGCGGTAAAGCATGGTCAATCGATGAGGACGACGTACCAGAATGTACGCCAATGACAGCCATAAAACTTCCCGCCACCGATGCCAATAAAATAATAATGCTAGAAACGCAGATACATGGTTTAATACAAATGTTTGGTGAATACGGCGGTGAAGATGACGAGCGTTTACACTGGACACCATTACAGTGGTTTACATATATATCAACAATAACGAGGTAACAACAATGATCCACAGAAACCCAACAACCGGTAATCAACCACCACGCGATCCGCCACCTAAAGAAACTGAAGACTTACCGGAACAACCAAGTGATAACCAGTAATATTATATTAGCGATCTATATGGTCGCTTTTTTATTTGAACGTAAAATCATTACGATATTTTTCCCGTGTTTAATCTGTGAGCTCATCGGGTGGTCGCCACTGTTCATATGGTCGAGTACTTTTCATTACGGAATGCTAACTCATATGATGTGGGGTATGGTTTATGCATCCTATATCGTGTTAATATCTCTAAAAAAATCACAACTAATAACATTATGCTCTATGGTGTTATTTCAACTAATTATGAGTATGGACTGCTGGAGCTGTGACGGTAATGAAACGATTTTGTTTGTTCTGTACAAATACATCATTGTTGTTATTCATTGTTGTATCATTTCTACATTTCTTCCAGGGCGAAGAATTGTCACCAGTTTGGGCGATATCACTTCAAGTTTTAGGCTGGTCATCACTCGCTATGGTTTTAGTGTGGGTTTTTGGTATACTAAGCTCATCACCCCTAAAAAATAGCACCTCCGACGATGCCTGATAACGATTTAACAGATGTTAAGATTGCCATTGCTAAACTAGAACAAGTTAGCCTGGCCACCGCAGAGGCCGCACGATTAAACACAACATCCAACACCGGGCTGAGTGATAGCATTAAAGACCTAATCGGTGAAATGCAGACCCGGGATGTTAAGAATGACCTATTATTTGAGAAATTCAGTGAAACCGCCACCCGCATAAACAGTGAATTACACGAAGTCAAAGAACACATCAAAATGGCCAACCCCGTATTATTACGTTCAAAGAAATATCAAGACAACATCGATAAAATGGTCACCAGCATATTCAGTAAAACCGGCTTTGTAATATTAGGTATTATCACGCTGGTTATTTTAACTCTGCTCGGTGTCAACCCCTCCAAATTTAAATAACTTGACGTATCCGTCATAATATATAATACTGACACCTGAATTTAACAGGGGAGTATTATGTCAAATCATAACAAAATACGATTACGCGCAATTATCGCCGTATCGTTGATCATTATTTATCACACCGTGGTGTCGTCATGAGTAGAAAAGCGCCGAATCCAGAACCGCCAGAAGGGAAAAGGCCTCCACCTCCACCTGGTCCCCCACCAGTGGTCGATAGTGTCGTCATGAATAAACGACCGCACACGTATCTGAAACACACTGGTTGTCATGTTGAGAATTGTGTCATCTGTGATGGCGATATCCATTATTGCACAGTTTGTGAAGGTGCCGATGCGTCGTTATCAACGCATTGTATTGGTCGACCATTGACCGACAATGAAGAAATATGTCTCACTCAGGGTGGTGATTTTAAAAATGATAAATGGGAGAAACCATTATGAATAAACAAGAGCAGATGATTAAGCGATATTTACATGACGAGGAATCATATCTCGAATCGTACGATGTCAAAAATATCGAAATCAAAGGCGATATTATACAATTCGATTCAAGTTCAGATTGTGGTAATTATAACGAACGATGTCAGATTCAATTACTTGATGTGATGGCTTGGTTGTATTCAAAATTAGAGGGGCGAACGTTGTGAATATGGATAAAGATAAACCATACTTCAGGGTTGAGATTGAGAACCAATGCGAATGTTGCAAACACGGGGAGACGTATGCTATATCCGAAGGTGACTATCATTGTAATAAACCGTGTGACGATTTGTTGTTACTTCCCGTTCGTGGCGACGGTCAAATTTGTCCACACTATGAAATAGACCCACGTTTGCCGATTGATGATTGTGATCCTGAATATGAACCCTGTGGTGAGTGCGAAGAATGTTCAGTATTTTGCGATGTGTGCGGTACTTGGTATTATATTCAGGATATGTGTGAACTCCATTAACGATTAACCCGAGGGTCGAAAATCATGAGAATAAGCGAATCAAATAGAACGAAACTTTACGCGGCCATTCATGAACCAATCATGCAAAAACGAATTGCAGTCAAGCAATCCAAGGATGTTTTAGGTTTGAAAAACGCTGACGATATTGATGAAATGCTTTATAAATTAAACAATGATATTTGGAATGAAGTTAAGGAAGTGCTCAACATCACCGATTAATCCCACAATGAAACTCAATAATTAACCGATTAACGTCGGTTTTTTTATATCTGTCGTTTACGATACGTATCGTAAAACACGTTACAACGTTCTATCGCCCCCATGTATCGCTCTATCGTCGTTTCGATACCTATCGTAGCCGTTCGATACCTATCGTAAATCACGTTACAACGTTCTATCGCCTCTATATATCGCTCTATCGTCGTTTCGATACCTATCGTAACCGTTTTGACCCAAAACGCCCCACTATTTTAAAAACAGGGTCAGGCTGCAGGCCGCGCCAGCACTGGGATGCCCCAATACCCCGTATTGACCCCGTATTATTCAAGTCGGTGCTCCCCACCCACCACGGTACGCCGTGCACGCCCCACCCGGTGTATACCCTATATATACTCTCCCCCCAAATATTAAATTATTAGGGGTCATAGGGGTCATTATGTATAAGTTGTTGTTTTTACTAAAAATTTTATGCCCCAGTTTTTTGACCCCATACAAATGATTCGGGGTCATTCCGTTATTGTGGATATTGTGGCATTATGGACCATACTATCGAAGGGGACTTTAAAGATGACTGAAGAACAATTACAGCTATACAATAATTTAACAACGTTGCAACAATCTGTGACGTTATGTCGTGTCAACATGCCGTTGTCGAGCGATGCAGAAGTTTATAAGTTAGGTGGCGGAACGGCCAGTGGTGATAATTCGGTTCGTGCATGTGCGTCAGAACTCCTGGCAAACCCTAACGTTAAAAAATTCCTCAATACATTCATTCCCGATAGAATTGACCAAGCGATAATGACTCGTGATAAAATGATTGAATCGTTATCGCATATTGCTGATGCTGATATATCTGACATTGTGGAATTTACAGATCATGCATGTGTCAGTATTGAAAATAGTATGGACGTTTGGCAATCAACGGTACATGTTCGAAATATGGACGAGCTGTCACCACTGCAACGAAAAATGATTAAGAGCGTTAAACAGACCAAATACGGCATTGAATTAACATTACATGACGCAATGCAGGCCAAGAAACAATTGGCCACTCTGTGCGGCTATGAGGCGGCGACAAAGCAAGAAATAGTCGTCACCAAAGACAATACCGATAAACAACTGACCGATGATGAGTTCGCCGACGAATTGAAAGGTATGGGTATCAAATTTGATTGACTTCAAAAAATTGATGATTGCGGTATATAAATCGGACTTACCGAATCATGTAAAATTGGAAAAAATAGCCGAATTGCGAGTACGTCACGCGCGCGTCGATTTCC